CGCCGAACCCGATCATCACGGCGGGCGCGCAGACGGCGTCCAACATCGGGACCGCCGTCACGGGCAGCTATCTCAACAACTATAATCAGCAGACCCCGACCGGGTCGCTGTCCTACGACGTCACCGGCAACTACCCCTACACCGACCCGCTCACCGGGCAGACCTACAACATCCCGCGCTGGACGGCGACGCAGTCGCTGACCCCGGCAGGGCAGCAATTGCAGAACACCAACCAGCAGACCAGCCAGAACCTCGCCAACCTCGGGCAGTACGAGAGCAGCAGCCTCTACGACATGCTGCGCGACCCAAATCGCAGCCTGTCGGCCGCCTTCAACAACGCGCCCGCGGCCGGCACGGTGCCGGGCGGCGGGATCCCGGCGACGCAGTACGGCTGGGGCGACACCGGGTCCCTGCAAACGGGGCTCCCGACCCGGCCCGACCAGCAGACCACATTCGGCGACGCCGGCGACATCACGCGCGACTACGGGCCGGCGGACGGCTTCTCCGCCGACCGCGCCCGCGTCGAGGACAGCCTCTACAAGCGCATCGACCCGCAGCTACAGCAGGACCGCGAGCGGCTGCGCCAGCAGCTCTCCGACCAGGGGATCAAGTACGGCACCGAGGCCTACGATCGCGCCATCGCGGCCGCGGACCGGCAGACCACCGACGCGCGCCTGGCTGTGACAGCCCAAGGCGGGCAGGAACAGCAGCGCCTCAATGACATGGCGGCGCAGCGCGCCGGCTTCCAAAACGCGGCGCAGAAGCAGGCCTACGACCAATTGCAGGGCCGCGCGGGCTTCGCCAACCAGGCCCAGCTCGAACAGGCGCAGCGCGACTTGTCGAGCGGCACATTCGCCAACCAGGCGCAGAAAGATGCTTTCACGCAGGCGGCCTCGCGCGCCCAGTTCGGCAATGCCGCGCAGGCGCAGGAACTGCAACGCCAGCAGGCGATCATGAACGCGCAGAACACCTCGCGCGGACAGTACCTGCAAGAGCAGGCCGCGCTGCGCAACCAGCCGATCAACGAGATCGCCGCGCTACAGTCGGGCTCGCAGGTGAGCCAGCCCAATTTCGTTAATACTGGCACTAATCAGATCGCCAACACCGACGTGGCGGGCATAATAAACAACAGGTTTAGCCAGGATTTGGATATTTATAAGCAGCAGACGGCCAATGTTAACAACATCATTGGCGGCCTGTTCGGCCTGGCCGGATCCGGCGCCCAGGCGGGTGCGACGATCTACAAGTCGGACCGCCGGGCGAAGAAGGACATTCACCGGCTCGGGACGGTGTTCGCGGCGCGCGAGCACGACGCGCCGAAGAAGTTGCCGATCTACAGTTACGCCTACAAGGACGACCCGGAGAGCATGGAGCACATCGGGCCGATGGCGCAGGACATCGAGAAGATCAACCCGAGCGCGGTCACTAAGCGCAAGGGCGTGAAGTACATCTACCCGCGCAAGGTGATGGGCGACATCCTGAGGGCATCCTGACATGGCCGAGCCAGAAGAACTCCCGGCGAGCGCCAACCCGCTCTCGTTTATTTTCGGCGGCAACACCGGCACGCCGACCTACGCCGAGCTGCAACGCCGCCGCGCGATCGCGACAGCGCTCGCGAGCCGGCGCATGCCGGCGCCCAAGACGGTCGGGGAAGGCATGACCTACCTCGGCGAGAGCCTGGCTAATATCGCCCAGCAGTGGGCGCTCGATAAGAGCGAGCGCGCCTACGACGCGGAGAGTGCAAAGCTCGCCATCAAGCCGCCCGCTGATGAAACTACGCCGCCGCCGATCGTGGCACCGCGCGCCGCTACGCCCCCTCCGGTAACGCCGACGGCCGGCAACGTGCCCGTCATGGCGCAGGGCGGCGACGAAGGAGGCGACGGGGACCTCCGGGCGCAAATTGCGCAGACGCTGCAAGATCGCGAGCAACCGCCGCCACAGCAGGCGCCAGTGCAGCTCGCTGCGCTCAACACCGGAGCAACCATGAGCGACGCGCTGCCGCCCGGCGCCGAGCGCATGGTGGCGCAGGATCAGTCCAACCCACCGATCGTCACCGGCGACATCAAGCCGATGCGTATGGCGCAGGCTCCGACGCCGGCGGTGGACCCGTCGCGCGTGATCGGCACCGAGAATATCAAGCCCTACGTTCCGCCAGAAGTCAGGGATCCGGGCCAGCCGAAGCGCGCGCCGTATACGGCAGACTTCTACACGGGGCGCGAACTCCTGGCGCGGCACCCCGACCCGAACGACCCCCACCACATTCGGGCGCAGAGCATGTTGCAGCGGGACGCGGAGACAAGAAAGTTTATCGATGACCGTAACATCACCAAGTACAACGCGGACGTGGCCGAAGCCAATCGACAGCGACAGGAGCGTGAACGGCTGATCTCCACCCAGCAGGAGCGCCAGACGGCAGAACAGAGCGCGGCCCGCGCCAACGTGACGGCCCAGGAGAGGGTGCGCGGCTTCGGCAGCGAGGCGGCCTACGCCGACGCCGTGAAGGGGCTGGAGGCGAGCCACAAGGACGTCCAGCACATCCCGAATGCGGCGATCGCCATCAATAACGCGATGGAGCTGCTCAACAAGGACCCGAAGATGTTCACCGGGCAACTCGCGGATGTTCAGCAGTCGTGGGCCAAGTTCGTGCGGGCGCTCGGCGGCTCGTTCGACGACCGGATTATCGGAACAGAAAAGTTTAAGCCGTACCTTACCGACATTCTCGCGCAGCTGCGCCCGGCGATCGTGTCGAGCGGGGCGCAGTCCAACGCCGAGTTCAAGCGGCTCGAGCTGGCGGCGGCCAGCGACAACAAGCTGGAGCGCGAGTCCATCGCCGGCATTCTGCACTCTATCGCGGAGCGCAACGTGGCGGACGCCACGCGGCACCAGGCCCGGTTCGAAGACTTCGCCGCGCGCTCTCCGGCCGAGCGCGGGTCGAAGGCGCCCTACCTCAGTCTGCCGATGGAGAATGTGGTGCAGCCCGAGGCCGTCAGGGAGCTGCGCAGTCTCGTCGAGCAGGCGAAAACCCCCGAGGAGGCCAGCGCGGTAATCAAAGACTTCGACGGCGCCTACAAGACGCCTGGGCTCGCCAAGCGCATGCTGTCAATCCGCAGGTAGGCCATGGGAGCATTCGACAAGTACACCACGGGCGCCAGGGAACGGACGGAGGCCCCCACCGAGGAGTTCGGGCCGCCGGTCCCCGCCGATGTGCGCGCGGCCAGTACGCCGTCGCCGCTATCGGCGAGCAACTTCGAGAAGTACACCACCGGCGCGCGGAACCTGCCCCAGGCCGCGCCCGAGAGCTACGATGTGCCCGTCCCCGCCAAGGGGTGGGGCGACATGACCCTGCGGGACTGGCGCGAAATGTTCACGTCCGCCGGCCGCGGCATTGCGGCGGGCCCGCCGATCGTCGGCCCGGCCGTCGACAAGGCGCTCGACGCGGTCGTGGCGGCACCCGGCGCGGTCGTTGGCTACAAGCCGCTCCCCGAGGGCTACGCGGCGACGCGCGCCGACGTGGATCGGATGCAGCGGCAGAACCCGAAGGCCTACACGGCCGGCAATGTGGCGGGGAGCGTCACCTCGACGCTTCCCCTGATGCGCGCCGTCCCGCGCGCCTTCGGCGGCGACAGCTTCATCGGGCAGTCCTTAACCGGCGCCGGGACGGCGGGCGCGGACGCCGCCGTACGCAACTGGACCCTGGACCCCAAAACCGTCGGCACCGCCGCGCTTGTCGGCTCCGCCGCTCCGGCCATTGGCAGCGTGCTGGCCCCCGTCGGGCAACTCGCCGCGCAAGGCGGGAGCGCGGGCCTAAAATGGCTCGAGAACCGCCTGCCAGCTGGCGCCCTGCCGATAAGGTCGCGGCCCGCCGCGCCACTCGGGACGGGCGCGGCCGACGCGGCCGAGCAGGGCTACAATTCACTGAGCCAGGGCGGCGTCGGCTACAGCCCGGCCCACGTGCAGGACCTGATCGACCTCACCAAGCGCGACTTCTACACCGGCTCCGTGAGCACGACGCACACCGCGCCCCGCACACACACGCGGCTCGACGACATCATGAGACTGCCGCCAAACCCGAAAACGCTGCACGAGGCGCGCAAGAGTTTCCAGCGCATCGCCAATGAGAACGGCGGCATGGCGACCGAGGAGGGCAAGAGCGCGCTGCTCGCCAAGGACCGGATCGAGCAATTCTTAGACCAGCCGCCCCCGAGCGCTGTCATATCAGGTCAAGTCCCCGCCGCGTCGGTAATGCCGCGCATCCGCGAGGCCAACGCCAATTACCGCGGCGCGAAGGTCGACGAGGAAATACAGGGCGCGGTAAACACCGGGCAAGTCAACGCCAGCACGCAGGCGGCGCCCTACTTGGCCGAGGGCGGCTTTGTCCGCAACGCCATCAAGGGCCTGCGCAAAGACGAGAAGGCGGCCAATTTCCGCCAGCCAAACGAGGAGGCCGCGCTCGCCAACGTCAACCGCCCCGGTTCAATCGGCGAAGGGTTTCTGCGCGGGGTCAGCGACGCGACCGGGGGCGGGCGGGTAAATCCCCTGTCGCTGATCGCCGCGCTCGCCACCGGCGGCGGCGGCTTTGCGGCGAGCGGCGGAGGAGTGTGGCCCACGATTGCGTCGCTCGTGGGCGGCGCGTCCGCGGGCGCCGCCTCCAGCGCGGCGACGACAGCCCTAACCCGGAATGCCGTGCAAAGGGCGCGCGAGACCGCGATCGGCAACACGCCCTACGGACGCGCGGCGATCGCGGCGCAGGTCAACCCGACGCTGCCGGGGACGGGCTGGGGCGGGAACGTCGCCAACGCCACCGACCCCGTCATGTACCGCTCCGAGATCGCGCGCCTGCTCGGACTGCAAGCGGCGCGGCAAGACCCCAACATATTTGGAGGCAACTGACATGCCGCGCACCGGCGGAGGCATTTACGTCAAGCCCTTCCCCGACGTCGAGCCGGGGACGACGATCGAGAGTGCGGTGCACAACGGCACCATGTCCGACGTCGAGACCGACCTGAATGCGCCGCGCCCGGTCATCGCGGGCGGCACCGGCGCCAACAACGTGCGCGACGCGCGCATCAACCTCGGCGCCGAGGCGGCGGCGATTAAGGTCACCAACTACGACAGCCACGTGTTCGAGAGCGGCTCATTCTACTCGCAGCCTGGCGCCACCAGCGAGCCGGTCGGCTCCAACGTGAGCGGCAGCGCCGTCATCATTAACGCCGACCCGAACTACATCACCCTCGCGGCGCGCGACAACGCGACCGGGCTGTCCTACGTCCGCCACAAGACCGCCGGCGTGTGGAGCGCGTGGTTTCTCGACGGCAGCGACAAGCTCTCCAGCACCGGCGGCGGCACCGTTAATGGCCCGGTCACCATCAACAGCACGCTCAATGTCACCGGCACGACCACGCTCGCCACGCTCAACGCCGGCACCACGAGCGTCGGCGCGCTCACCGCGGCGTCGCTCAATACCGGGCCGATCGTCTCCACCACGATCAACACGCAGGGCAACCCGATCACGTCGGGCGCCATCAATGCGAACGGCATCCTCACCGGGACCGGGCTTACCGTCTCGGGCGACATTCACACCTACCGCGCCGGGACGCCAGCAACCGGCGTGATCTACTTCGGCAGCGACAATACTCACTACCTGTACTGGGACGGCGGCACGTATCAGCTCGTCAGCGGCGGGCTCAGCGTCGGCGGCGCGGTCACCGCGCCGACGTTCAATGGCTCGCTCAACGGCAATGCCTCGAGCGCCACCAACGCCACCAACGCCGGCTATGCCACCAACGCAGGCTATGCCAATGATGCCGGCCACGCCGCCAACGCGGACAACGCCACCAACGCGGGCTATGCCACCAATTCCGGGCACGCCAGCGTCGCCGACTCGCTCAGCGGCGGCGGCTCGGCCGACCCGACCTTCAACACGGTCACCGCCAACGTCGGCGTGCGCTCGGTCGGCTACTACCAGCGCAACGGCGTCTCGGGATCCTGGCAGGGCGCGCGCTTTAATATCTTCAACGCCGGCCCCGCCTTTAACTTCTACTCGGAGAACACCGACTACGGCGCGATCTACATGGCGTCGGACCACCGCACCAAGAAAGACGTCCGCGTGCTCCCCTCAACCTGGGACAAGGTCAAGGCGCTGCGCCCGATCAGCTATACGACGCGCGACTTCGCCGGGCTCAAGGGCGACGACGTCGTGCGCTGGGGCTTCATCGCGCACGAGCTGCAAGAGGACCTAGTCGAGAGCGCCGCGAACGGCCGCAAGGACCAGGAGAACGTGGTACAGGCGCCGAACCCGCTCACCATCATCGCGGCGCTGACCCGGGCGCTGCAAGAGGCCATGCTGCGCATCGAGGCGCTGGAGGCTGCCGGATGACACACGCACTCCTGCTCGCGGGGCTACTGCTCACGCTGGCGGGGTGCGCATCCTTTGGCTACTACGGCCGCGAGCCCTACGTCTCCACGCCCTACGGCATAACGCCCTACGGCATCCCCGAGGTCGTGACCCGGCCGCCGGATCTCTACACGCGCTCGGACATCGACGCGATCAACGCCGAGATCACCTGCCGCGCCCTGGCGCGGAACGCGCTGCAAGCCGCGCGCTGCGGCATCAGGAGGTAACCATGATCGGGACGCTGATCGGCATCGTGCTGACCCTCATCATCCTGGGGGTCATCCTCTGGGCCGTGCAACAGCTCTTGCCGCTGGTGCCACTGCCGCACCCCTTCGGTGTGATCATCAATGTGCTGATCACGGTCATCGCCGTCATCATCGTGGTCTGGATCATCGCCGGGCTGCTCGGCGTTGTGGCGCCAATCCGCATGTGATAGGCTTACGCCGCTTCGTTGTGTTGAGTGACGACATCGAAACGCCCCGGGGATCGTGAGCCCCCGGGGCGTTTCTGCGTCTAGATGGTGCGGCGACGCCGCACGCGGGCAAAGCCCCACAGGCCCGCCAGTCCAGCGAGCAGGCCCGGCAGGCCGGCGCCCACGATGGGTCCGGGAACCGGCGCGGCCGTGATGAAGAACGAGTCGGGGCCGTCATTGATGTTGGTCATACGCGCGAAGAATGCGTACTGGTGGTCGTTGATGAGACCGGCGACATCCAGTCCGTTCAGCTGGAAGTCGGGAAACCCCGTTCCGTTGCTGGCGGCCTTGAGGTCGATGCCGTCATTGATGCCCGGCAGGAACGAGTAGATGACCTTCTGGGAGGACAGATCGAGCAGGAAGACCGACTCCAGGGTCTGCGGGTCGTTGGTATTGTTCACGTCGATGCCGATCGAGAACCCGGTGCTGCCGGTGAACCCGGCCGCCGCATTGATCGCCGCCACGACGGCCTTCAACTGGGCGCCGCTGTAGTTCACGGCCGAGATCGTGTCCGAGGCCAGCACCGTGTCGCGCAGGGTGCCAGACGAGAAGTAGGCCTCCGAGGTCTGGTTGCCCTGGTTGCCGTAGTCGGTGTAGCCGAAGTTCAGATCGAAGTTGGTCTGGTTGGGCTGGTTGGCGCCGCAGATGATGCAGGGGTTGTTCTGCGGCTGGTTGCCGGGGGGCTGGGCGGTGCTGAAAGTCAGGGTGGTGCCCTGCTCGATATTCCAGTCGATGCCGCCGAGAGTGCGCAGCGTATCGGCAGAGGCGGGACTGGCGAGCGCCGCGAGGGCGGCGGCCAGCAGGAACTTTCTCATGGTGGAGGTCTCCGGTTGGGGTTGGGTACGCACGCTACACTATTAAAACCCACGCAAGTAAGATCCCGAGCACGACGACGCCCTCGGCGGCGGTCGCGATCAAAAGGCAGCTCACGGTCTGTACTCCCAGGCGGCCGCGCAGACCGGGCAGGCGAGGAACACCTTGTTGTTCTCGCGGAACACGCGCTTATGCGCGCGGCTGTCACACTGCGGGCAGACCCGCGGGTGGCGGTAGGAGGGCGGCCCCGGCACCGGAGGCGGCAGCGTGTCGAGACCAGTGGTCCAGACGCCGGCGGGACGCACTGAAGTCGACGGCGCGATTGGCTTCAGTATCTCCATTGGCTCGAGCCCGAGGAACTCGGCGTCCTCCTTGCTGACGACGACAGTCCCGAGCTGGGCCTGCTCGATCAAGTTGCTCGCCTCAATCAGCAGGTCGGCGGCATCGGTCGCGACCATCTCGTGGTCGCCCGCCTCCTTGCGCTTCATGATGTACGCCGCGCAGGTGCGCATCCGGTTGGTCAAATCAGTCACGACTATTCTCCGTGTTGCATCATAGCGCATCATGGCATATTGTCCATTACCAAAGCATTAACGGAGCCCGCCGTACCCGCATGAGGCTGCACCCCGAAATGCGCCAGCTGCTCGCCGAGATCCACGCCTACCGCGAGCGCGCCGGCCTCAACCGCACCAACTTTGGCATCGCCGCGGCGAACGACGGCCACTTGCTGCCGCGCCTCGAGGCGGGGCGACAGCCGCGCCGGGACACGATCGACCGGGTGCGGCGGTTCATGAGCCGAAAAAACGGTTTGAGACGATGATGGTCTACTGCGTGCTTTGCCTCGATGGCTCGTGGCCCCGATCACGATCAGAGCACGTGCACATCTTCACCACGCAGGAGCGGGCCGAGGCGTGGGCTTCGACCGACCCACGGCGGCACATAATCTATGACTACCTGCTCGATCACCCCGAGCGAATGGAGGAGCAGGCACAATGAGCAAGCACGACTGGTCCGCCGCAATGATCGCGCGCCTGACCGAGCTGCACGCCGACTCCGCGCTCGGTTTCTCCGGCATCGCCAGGATCATGTCGGAGGAGTTCCACATAAAGCTCTCAAAGAACGCCTGTATCGGCAAGGCGCGCCGCGTCGGGCTACCCATGCGCGGCGTGATCGCGGTAAGAACCGTCATGCCCAAGCCGCGCAAGTCGCGGGCCCGGCAGCGCCCGGCCGAGCCGATCGCGATCGCGCCGAAGATCAATCCGGGCTGGACCGTCGAGCTGCCGCGGATTGCCGACGGCAAGCTGACCATCTACGGGCTGCGCGCCGGCGTGTGCCACTTTCCATTCGGCGAGCGGCCGCCCTACGCCTACTGCGGCCGCCCGGCGCCGCACACGTCGTGGTGCCCGCACCACGAGGGCATTGTCTACCCGCGCGGGAGGATCAAATGAGCGACGACAAGGGCTTGCCCAAAGTAAAAGAGGTGGTGGAGGCCGAGGACGGCACCAGTGTCATGTTCGAGGGCATGCGCCGCCCCCACCCGGGCGAGACCGTGCGCGTGCACCCGAGCAAGGACCGGCGCAAGACCGTGCTGCTGGCGATCGACGACGAGGGCAAGTACTATTTGGTCGCCGACCACATGGAGGAGTACGTGCTCAAGCACTCCCCGCCCGGCCGCGCCAGGCGCGCGACCCTGTTCCAGGCGGCGAGCATTGACGGCGTCAATTTTCTCTGGCCGGTGTTCCTGCCGATCTCGCCGCAGCACCCCGTATTCACGGCGATGCAGCACTGGGTAAAGCTGGAAAACCAGTCGAGCCTGCACTAGGCCGCCCGCGCGGCGTGGTAGTCGCGCAGCCAGGCCTCGAAGGCCTCCTGCGCGCTCATTTTGAGATAGACGCGATTGAGCTTCAGCTCGTCGACAGTGTGCTGCGCGACGCAGACGCGCACGACCACGGGCCGCGTCTGCCCGGGCCGCGCCAGCCGCGCGATCGTTTGCTCCCACAGCTCGGGCGACCAGGTCGGCGAGATCCAGGCCATGTCGGCGCCGCCGTGCTGCAAGTTCAGCCCGTGCCCGCCGCTCGCCGGGTGCAGCGCCATGAACTTGAGCTTGCCGGCATTCCAGTCGGCGATATTGGCGGTGCCCTGCGCGTCGGTCACGCCCGCCCCGAGCCAGCGCAGGCCTTCTATCTCGCGCCGCAGCACGGCGAGGTCGGCGCGAAACTCGTAGACCAGCAGCGTCGGGCCGGTCGCGGCCTCGATCAGCTCGCGCAGCCAGAATAGCTTCTCCTCGTGCAGCGGCCGCGCAGTGACGTCCTCGTCGTAGACAAAGCCGTTGGCGATCTGCGCCAGCTTGCCGGTGGCGACGGCCGAGCTGGCGGCGATCACCGGGTCCTTCTCGACCTCGAGCATCAGGGCGTGGTGCATGGCGTCGTACTGGCGCCGCGCGGCGTGCGGCAGCGTGACTTTGTCGAAGATGATCGTGGGCGTGACTTTTGGCATTTCGTCCTCTGCGACCGTGACCGTCAGCGGGGCCAATTCCGCGTTCAGCTTATCTTCTGCCCCCGGCAACGGTTCCCAGTAATAACCCATAAAGTCCTTGGGATAAAATCGCTCCTTGCGCCACGTATAGAACGAGCGCCCCCACAGCTTTCCGCGCGTCACCAGGCGCGCCGGCATGAACAGGTCCTGCGCCGAGTTGGGCCGCAGCGTGCCGGAGAGGCCCCAGACCATCTTCCAGCGCTGGATATTCTTGGCGAGCTTCTGCGCGCGCTTGCCGGTCGGGTCGCGGAATTTGGAGATCTCGTCGAGCACCAACAGATCCCAGAGCGGGTGCGCCAGTGGCGCGTCCGCCAGCGCGTCGAGCAGCCAGGGCAGCAGGTCGATCCCGATCAGGGTGAGGTTGCGTTTAGGGGCCTCTTTCAGCTGCTCTAACCGCAACCCCGGCGGCCCGGCCAGAACCTGGTAGGTCAGGCCGGCCGTATGCGCCCACTCCTCGATCTCGTCGGGCCACACGACGTGCGCGACGCGCTTGGGCGCCACCACCAGGGCGTGGCGGATGACGCCGTCACGCAGCAACTCGGCGATCGCGGTGAGCGCCGCCGCGGTCTTGCCGCCGCCCGGGCGCAGCACGTTGAGCGCCTCGTCGTGCTCGTAGAGGTGGGTGGCGATGCGCTGCTGGTAGGGGCGCAGCTCGTTCTTATCCCGCATTGTTCGGCTCCGGCGCCAGCCGCCATACGTCTGCCGGCGACCCGGTTCGAGTCGGGCGACGCCCGCAGCACTCGATCCAGCCGTAGCGTTTCATGTCAGTGAACCGCGCGCTGCACGTCTGATGCAGCATCCCGAGCGCCAGCTCGGCCTCATCACAGGTCATGCCGTCCGGGTTATCGTCGAGTAACTTGATCAGACGCATGAAATCGCGCGGCTTATTAGTGCGGCTGTGGGCCACGTTACTATTACTGTCGCCGCCGTGATAGTTGTAGGTCGGGTCCTCTTTCATAGCCCGTGCGCCTCCTCGCTCTTGGTGTAGTAGTAGGCGGCCGTCTCCTCCGACATCAGCGGCAGTCCCTCGCTCCAGTCGAAGCCCTGCTGCATGACCGCGCGCAGTTCGGCCGCGACGTGAGCCGCGGCCTCCTGCGGGCACTCGAGCAGGATCTCGTCGTGGGTGTGCAGCCGCGTATCGAATGCGCCGCTCTCCTCCAGGCGCACCAACGTGCCGCGCAGCACGTCCGCGGCGACCGCCTGGGTGACGTTCTCGACGAACAGGCCCGGCCACAGCTTCATGCGGCCGTGGCCGCGCAGGAAGGTCAGTTCGCGCGTCTTCTCGCCGGTCGGCTGGTCGTCGTCGTTGAGCACGTCGAGGTACTCCCAGCGCAGGCGCCGGTAGGCGAGGCAGCGCCCGGAGGGGAGCACGCAGAGCAGCGTGCCGCCGAGGTAGCCGGCCAGGTAATTGAAGTGCACGCGCCCGACCCGGATCGGGACGCCGGGCACCCCGTAGGCGCGCAGGGCCGCGTCCCATAGGTCCTGCGCGAAGCGGCCGGCCCACGGGTTGGCGCGGCGCCAGGCCTCGACGGTCGCGCGCGCCTCGGCGTCGGGCAGGTGCAGACCGTAGCCCGCGGCCATGCTCTGGAGGGCTCCGACGCCGCCGCAGTAGCCGAGCGCCAGCTCGGCGACCTTGCCGCGCTGGCGCATGGCCTTGGTCACTTCGTGGATGGGCACGTGCGAGAGCGTGGAGGCGGTCAAGGTGTAGAGATCCGGCAGCTTGGGGTCGGCGTCGACGGCGCGGAAGATCTGCAACCGGGTGCGGGCGCCGCTGTCGTGATCACACAGCCAAGGCAGCACGCGCGCCTCGATCTGGCTCCAGTCCGACCACACGAACACGCGGTCGCCGGTCGGCACGAAGGTCGGCCGGATCAGCAGCGAGAGCTTGCGGGCGACGGGCTCCCCGGTTCCATGTTCTGCTAATTCCCCATAGGTGCCCTGGGACAAAAGGAGATCGATCGCGCTTCGTTCGTCCTTGAGAGTGTCGCGCGCCAGATTGTGGATCTGGACGCCCTTGGACGAGGCGCGGCCGGTCTGGGCGGCGCCGCCGAACACGTACTGGCCGTACAGCACGCCGTCGACCTGCTGCGACAGCATCTTGCTGAATTTCGCCGGCGTCTTGGAGCCGCCGTAGAGGCGGATCTGGAGCAGGCGCAGCACGGGCGTCAATTCCTCGGTATTTGACGCCCCTTGCACGTAGGCGATCAGCTTCTCGACGCGCGCCCGCGTCAGCGCGTGCTTGGCCGGGCGCACGAGCTTGCCGTCCTCGTCGACCTCCTCCTCGCGCTTGGTCATGATGGCGCGGCCCTCGGCCGGCAGGCGCGCGAGCAGCCAGGCGCTGAGCCGCTTGACCATGTCGACAGTTACCCCGGGGTCGCCGGTGATCGCGCGCAGCTCGGCACGGGAGCGCACCTTGTCCTCCTCGGCGAGCGCCGCGGCGCGCGTCGCCAGGGGGACGTCGATCACCACGCCGCGCTGGTTGATCGCCTCCACGGCCCAGTACTCGCGCCACTCGGCGCGCGGGAGCTGGAGCGTGTGCAGGAATACCGAGCGCATCGCCTCGATGTCCTGCTTGGCGTACTCCAGGAATTGGGCCCACTCGGCCGGGTGCGTATCGGGGGCCCCCTTGCTCTCCGGCAGGCAGAACAGCTTGATCAGGCCGCGGCCGCTCTCGAGCTTGCGCTCCAGCCCGGCAAAGCGCGCGGCCGTGGCGAGGTCCCCGGGCAGCCCCGCGGCCATGGCCTGCGCCATCACGTCGATGACGTGGTGGGGCGCCAGCTCGGGGAAGCCCTCCGTGCTGTAGTTCCAGACCGCGCGGTCGAAGCCCGCGTTCCAGGCGGCCCAGACCGCCTCCCCAGCCACCACGCGCTTATGATGTTCCCAAAGTTCGCCGGGTAACTGGTCAAAGTTATCCGCGACCCGCACCGGCCCGGCGCCGATCGCGTAGGCGAGCACGATGGCGCTGGCTTCCGTAGCGTAGCGGTAGGCCCCGGCGGTCTTGAGGCTGACTGGCGCTCTGGTCTCGAAGTCGATCCAGCCTATGTCAGACAGCGCGAAGGTCGCACCGGGGGTGCGTTCGGCGTCCATGGCGTTGGTTCCTGTTCATGGGATGTACCGCCAGCGCCAGGATGGCGCTGGCGGGCACTGGGGCGGCTCAGGCCGCGGTCGGGCGGCGGCGCTGGCCGACGTGGGTGCGCGCGGTCGCGACCGGCTCTGCGGGCTCCGCGGCGGCCGCCAGGGGCGCTTTACGCGGCTTGGCCGGCTCGGCCTCCGCGGGCGGCGCCACGGCCGCCCGCGCGGGGGCGACGCCCTGGACGCTGACCCAGCTCACGATAGTCAGGATCGGGTTCCAGGTCTCGCCGTGGATCGGGTGGGGGTAGCTCTCCGAGCTGAGCGTGACGACGGGGCACGGGTGCTCCCGGTCGATCGGGACGTGGGCCTGGATCTTGGCGAGCAGGTCGTCGAAGGCGCGCTTGCCGCCCACGGAGTTGGTCTTATAGAGCACCTCGCGGTCCTTGTCGTCGCCGTCGAGGCACTTCATCTCGCAGCCCCACTGCGGGGTAAACGCATTGCCGTTGATCGGCTCGGGGCAGGCGGGCTTGGGCTGGGTCATGGGCACCATGATCTCGCCGAGCAGCTCGTTTTTGGTGCGCTTGGGGTCCTTGTTCCAGCAATTGTAGCCGTGCTGGAGCGAGTAGATATTGATCGCCCAGCGCGAGCCCTCCTGGACCTCCTCGTTGCCCTGGCCGAAGACCCAGACGCCGCGCTTGATCAGGCGCAGCAGGTCCTTGCCGCCGCCGGCGCCCATGGGCGTGGTGGCGCGGCTCTGGGCGATGCCCGCGAGCAGCTTGTCGGTAAAGTCGCCGGGAAGTGTCGTAACGTCAGTCATAATCATAGCTCCTATGCATATTGCCTAGTTGGCGGGCTTCTCCGCGATCAGCTGTCGCAGGGTCGCGGAAAACTGTTCGGCCACGGCGTGGGGCTCGACCACCGGGGCGGGGTCGTTCGTCGTGGCGATCGTGGTCTCGGTCGAGGGCGGCGCGACGCGCAGGTGGTCGGGGATCTTGACCCCGAGCCGTCTGGCCGCTGCGTCGACGTGCTGAAAGGTTTGCAACTTGACCTGAAAGATGTCGTCGGGGGTCAGGCCGAGCTTGCTCAGCTCCCTCTCGACGGTCTCCTCGTCGATCCACTGGCGCATCTTGGTCTTGGCCTTGAGGCGCCAGCCCGGCACGATGCCGCCCTGCCCCAGGTAGGCGTGGAGCTGCTCGTCGACTGACTTTTTGAACATCTCGGCGAGGTCGGCCAGGGCCTTGGCCTTCGCCAGGTAGGCGCCGTAGGACGAAACACGGTGCGGATTGACGTTAAGCTCGCGCGCCGGCGTCGGGGGTCCCTTTAATGCCGAGAGGTCGAGCATGGGCCCGGTCCAGAGCGGGCAGATCACCTTGCAGGGCGCGAAGCGGCAGTGCTCGCCGCGCGCGCGCGGCGGGTCGCGGCCGATCGCTGCGAGGACGGCGTTCTCGACGTCCTCGACGAACTGGCGGATCTCTTTGCGGGTGATCTCGGTGTGAGTGAGCGGCTCGATGCCGCGCGGCTGGATGATGGCGCCCACGATCTTGCGGCCGCCGGCGTACCAGGCCGGCTTGGTCGCCCTCGCGGCGGCGATGTAGAAGAGCAGCTGCGGATTGACGACCGCCCCCTCGCCATCAGAATAGACCATCTGGACGCCCACGCCCTGGCCGAATTTCCAGTCCACGTGCAGCACGTAGTCGCGCGACTGGAGCACCAGGTCGATCGTCCCAAATGCGCCGGCGACGCGCGGGAACTTGACGCGCTGCTCGACGCCGAGGACTTCGAAGCCGCCGCCGTAGATCTCCTCGAGGTGGGCCAGGTAGGCGAGCGCGGGCGCGATCATGGTGTCGACGTGCGCCTGCGTCAGCGCGCGGTCGTGGAAGGTGGTGCCGATCGTATCGCGCGGCGCAGTGAGCAGCATATCGTTGTCGCAGTCGGCGCGGGCGCGCATTAGCCAGTCCATCGCCGCGTGCATGGCGGTGCCCTCCTCGGCGTACTGGCTGGATATTTCCGCGGCGGGTGGCAGCGCGAGGAGGGTCTGGTGCGAGGCCGGGCAATTGACCAGGCGGCCCGCATTGGAGCCGCCCACGATCGAGGAGTGCTTGCTCATCATAGCCCCTAGCGCATAATGCCTATTCGTTGCGGGGCAGAGTGATGGCAAAAAAGCCAGTTGTCAAGGAGGCCGCGGTCGAGCGCGAATTATTCGATCGCGTTCTGGATCTTGGCGGGGCCTGCGTGAAGGTGCGCGCAATTGGGCACCGCGGCTTTTTTGACCGGATTATAATACTGCCGGGCGGGCGGGTTATTTTTGTCGAGGTAAAGCGCCCGCGCGGGGGCAAGTGGGGCCCACACCAGCGGCAGTATGCGGATTTATTTTTAGTACTAGGCGCAGAGGTTGCGCTGGTGAAAAAATCGGAGGATATTGACGCGCTGCTGAAAAAGTAGGGGCCGGAGCGGTTTCAGCGCTCACGGCCCCAATCTGATCGCTTTGGTGAAGAAAGGACCAGACAATGCTCATCACTATTGACGAACTTTGCATGGGAAATCAACCCGGCGGGATCAAGCTGTGCTGCCCATGCGATAGCCATCGATTACGTCACCGCGGCATTCGACGTGTTACCGAGGACCGTATCGAGATCGCGTTCTCTTGTGCCGAGGCGGAGTGCCAGCCGGTGTTAGTATTGCAGAGGCGCGGCGGGGCGATGATCCTCGGGTGGGCACCGTGCTGAAGCCCAAGCGCGTCACGCTCTATCGCGAGGTCTGGCGGCAAATCAAGGCGAACGGCTACGACGTCATTCCGCTCGCCTTCGGCAAGGACCGGCCGTTCAAGGGCTGGCCGACGATGCCGAACGACGCGGCGGCGATCGAGACCTGGAACGGGCGCAGTGCGGCGATCCGCATGTACGGGTCCAGCCTTTTGGTGATCGACATCGACGTGCGGCGCGCCGCGATCGCGGACGCGATCGTACAGATGTTAGAACGGCGCTGGCCCGCATTTATGGCTACCTGCCTGCGGCGCCACTCCGGCGGCGTCAAGCTGGCGCTGATCGGGCGCGTTAATACCCAGCAGCGCTACCTCGACACGCGGCGCTGCCTCGACCCGAATGACCCGGAAGACAAGAAGGGCCACAAGGTCGAGATCTTCCACGGCAACACCAAGAAGTACGTCGGCGTGCACGGGATGCACAGCGAGGAGGACGGGCTCGAGCGCCACTACGGCTACCACGGCGCCACAATCCTGGAGCGGACGGCGGCCGAGCTGCCCGAGTTCCCCGAGGCCGAGCTGGGGCCCATGGTCGACGCCTGCGAGGCGGTGATGCTGGAGCACGGCCTTACGGCGCAGCAGCCGCTGCGCACCGGACCGCACAAGAAGATCGAGTACAGCATCACCGGGGAGACCCGATTCGACGTGCAGGACGGCCCGGACCAGGTGACTTACGAGGAGCTGTGCGACATCGTTACGGAGCGCGGCGGCGAGGCGCGCGTCTCGGGATCGTTCATTGACGGCAGCCACGACCGCGGCAAGTGCCGGGCCAGCGACTGCCGGATCGCGCACTGCGTCGGGGTGTTCGATAACGAGACGATGACGTGGCACTGCCCGGCCGACGCGGCGCCGGCGACGGAGAATACCGAGGCGATCGCCGAGCTGCTGCGCGAGGGCATGGAACGCGACGGGATCGAGCCGCCGCCGGGGGTGCCGAACTGGCGCGAGCGCTACGAGAATGGCAGCCCGCGCGCCTCACTGCACAACGCCCGGCTCGGCATCGAGGCTGGCGGCTTCGCGGCGGTGCATGACGTCTTCCACAACAAGATGTTCCTCGGGCGCCCCGCGGGAGGGCCGCTGCCGCCGTTCTGCGGCGAGGTAAACGACAACCGTATCGCGCTGCTGCGCATGTGGGTGTCGAACAGGTACGGGCGCGACTTCACCGAAAAGCACGTGCGCGACGCGGTCATGATCATGGCAGCCGAGAACACATTCAACCCGGTGACCGACATGCTGGCCGACGCGCAGGCGAACTGGGACGGGGTTGAGCGGCTCGACCGCGCGGCTGTCGATCACTTCGGCTGCCCCGACACGCCGCTCAATCGCGCCTGCGTGCGCAAGACCATGATCGCGGCGGTGGCGCGGGCGCGCAATCCCGGCTGCAAGTTCGACACCATCCTGGTGCTGGAGAGCCCCGAGGGCTGGAACAAGTCCTCGGCATGGGCCGTGCTGGCTGGCGAGGGCAACTTCTCGGATGAGCGCATCATCGGGAAGGACAGCCGCGAGGTCGTCGAGCAGCTGATGGGGATCTGGATCCACGAGAACGCGGACCTGGCCGGCATGCGCAAGGCCGAGGTGGAGACGGTCAAGGCCTATGCGTCGCGCGCCGAGGACCGCGCCCGACCGGCGTACGGGCACTATTTGCTGGCGCAGCCGCGGCACTCGATCGAGGTCGGCACCACCAACAGCGACGAGTACCTGCAATCGCAAACTGGCAACCGGCGCTTCTGGCCAATCAAGATGGCGCGGCGCATCGATCTGGCGGCGCTGCGTGCCGCGCGGCTGCAACTATGGGGCGAGGCGGCGCACTACCAGGCACAGGGTGAGAGCATCACGCTCGACGAGGAACTGTGGGCCTCGGCGGCCGTCCAGCAAGAGGCGCGCAGGGTGCGCGATCCGTGGGAGCCAATGCTTGAAAACCTGTCGCTGGCGTCGGTTACGGGTCCGCTGGCGGGTGTAGGGTATATCGGTAACGGAATAGTGCATGTTGTCGAAGGTGAGCAGCGGGTCGCGACTGCTGTCATCTTCGAGCACGTTATTCGGATACCGTCACACCTTCTCCAGGTTACACATGCCAAGCGGCTGGCGGACGTAATGCGGGCCCTCGGATGGGATACTAAGGTATTCAAACTGGAGGGGAAAACGGTCCGGGGCTACGCCCGTAAAGCGTAAGTTACAGGTTACAGGTTACAGGTGTGTTTCCTAAAGGGGTAATTCATGTATTCTCTGTATGTTCTACACCCCCTAAGTAGCCACTACTCTTCCTCTTATATGTAACTAGTGTAACTAGTGTAACCTAATTGAAAACAAAGGAGAATTTAATGTAACCGTATGTGTAACCAAAAACGCTCGCGCACGCCTTTTTGACCCACAAAACAACGGAGCAAACGATGCGAATAATCTTGCTGGCGACCCTGTTGCTGGCGACCCCCGCAGTGGCGCAGCCGCTGCTTGATAAGATCCCCGACCGGCACCCGGCCTACGCCAACGACCCGGCGCCGACGCTGGTGCGCACGATCCCGATCGCGCCGGTGCACACCTTCGAGCAGCGCTGGGAGCCCGCCAGGCGCCTGATTGAGGAGCAGGCGTCACGGGCAGCCCTAACGCAGCAAACTGCGCCAGCGGCCGGCTCTGTGGATCCGCCGCCCATCCCACGGCCGAGGGTGCGTCCCGGCACGCGGGTCGCGGACCTGTGCCAGCGGCACGGCAAGACCAAGGTTTTCACCGGCAAGTATCAGTGGAGGTGCAAATGAGCGACGCGATCGTGAGAAACATGGCGGCGGGCCTGGCGGGCCTGAAAATCGTCGACGAGACGCTGCGGCATAACCGTGAGATGCCGAACGTGCCGACGCGATCGGCCCGCGTCGAGGCGGGCCTGGCGGCGATCGAGGAGGCCGAGCGCGAGCGCGAGCAGCTGCGCTCGGCCCTCCAGGCGGCCGAGGCCGACGTGCGCGGTCTGCGGGCCGAGCTGGAGGCGCTGACGCTGGCGTATACGCGGGCGCAGTCCGACTGCGAGCGTTATCAGCGCGATCGTGATGCCGCGGTTGACGGCAGGGTCAAGGCGGATGCTCTGCTCGACGCCCTGCTGACGCTGCTGCAAAAGCACCGCGGGCCCACACTCTCCGAGGAGAGGCGGGCCCGCGAGGACGAGGCGGCGGCGTACCACCGCGGCGACTAGACTTCGATGTCGTGGTCGGCCCAGCGGCGGGCCATGAGGGCGGCGGCCTCTTGCGGCGTGTCGCCGCCCCGGTAGTAAAAATAATTCGCGGTGTCCCAGTCGATCTTGCCGGCGAGCGCCGGGATGGTCGCAATGAGGGCGGCCTCGTAGAGGCGGAGCCAGGTCGCCTGCGCGATCTTGTGGTTGCGCTTCATGACGCCACCGTGCAGTCGGCCAGGATGACGCGAACGACCTTGCCCGACTTGTCGAGTAGGACATGAGCGATCTCGCGATCCTTCTCGAAGCGATTTTTGGTCAGCAGGGCGGCGCGGAGCGCCATCTTGCCGGGGGTGAGTTTCTGCCGGGTGACTTTCACGACGTCGCCGAAGCGGTCGCCCATCATCCAGCGGTCAGTGTAGGCGGGTATTTGTACGCGCATGGTCTTGCTCCGTTCAGCTATCCAGTTTGGGGTTGATTTCGCGGTGCGCGAGGGCGAGGCAATTATGCAGGTCCGCGGAGGACACGTTGTCGGCGCGGGCCAGTGCGCACATCGCGATCGCGAGGGTGGCGATGCCGAGGGGCGCGTCGCCCTTTACGGTTTTCTCCAGGCGGCGCAGGACGCCGTCGGCCAGGAGGCTGAGCTGTTCGGTGGTCGGTGTGGTCATGGTCTGTGCTCCGTTGTTGGGTTGGGGCAGGAACCCCCCTCCCGGGGGAGGGGGTTGCTGCCCTTAGGCGGCGAGGGCCTTGCCGGTGCGGGCGCGCACCGTGAAGGTCGGGGTCGGTACCAGCTTGATGTGCGCGGTGCGGTACTGCGGGGACAGCTTGTCGCGGTACTTCTCGACGACCGCTTTGATGTTGGCCTTCAGTTCGTCGGAGAGCTTTTCGCGCTCCGGGGCGGTGATCGAGAGGCGGTAGGCCTCGCCCTCGTAGTTGCCGACCGAGAGGTCAGAGAGGGCGGCCTTGAGGGCCTTCTCCTGGATCTCCAGCTCGGCGATCTGTGCCTTGAGGGCGCCGAGGGCATCGATGGTGGTGGAAAGGTTGGTCATGGTCGTTGCTCCGTTGTTGATGACGCGAATGTACTGCCAATCTGTCAGGGTGTCAACAACAATCTTGCCAGATTGACAATATTTTTTCGTGTGCCATATTCTGTTGATGGATCAAGACACACGCGCCATGGCGCCGCGACACTTTGAGCGCACGCTCAAGGCCCTGGGGCTGTCCAAGGCCGCCGCGGGGCGCTACCTCGGCATTTCCGAGCGCACCGTGCACCGCTACGTCGACGGCGAGGCCGAGGTGCCCGTCTCCACGGTATTCTGGCTGCGCTTTTTGCTGGAGGCCGGCGTCAAGCCGAAGGTGCCGAAGCGCCCACGAGCAGTGGTAGTGGATAACCTAAGCCCTACCAGCACTTGACCTTTTGACATTGCTGCGCGCATGTTGCGGTCGCCGGGCCAGCGGCACGGGCTTTCCACCATGTCTAACGCCAAGGTGATCTCGATCGTGGGTCACGCGGTGACGCGCTCGCGCGCCGAGCTGACGCGTGACCTGTCCAATTTGGCGCTCTCGATCGCGGATGAGCTGATGGCGATCGAGGCGCGCCTGACCAAGCTGCGCGCGGACGTGGACAAGTTGCAGCAGGAGAGCGTGCCGCAGCCCGCCGTGCACCCGTCGCTGAGCCAGGATGAGCGCAGTAAATTGGTGGACGAGCAAGGAGGGGGTTATAGCTAAGTGGCTGACAGACCTGACGAATACACGCTCACGAAACTCGCGAGCCTCGCGCGCCAGCACACCGAGAAAGGGATTGAGACCCTCGGTGGGCTCGCGACGATGCACCCCGACCCGCAGGTCAAGCTGAAGGCGCTCGAGATGCTGTTCAATCGCGGCTGGGGCACGGTCACGCAAGAGGTGAAGCACAGCGGCACGGGTGAGAGCGGCGCACACGAGGTAATCATCCGGCATATTACCGAAGGCGTGGCGGCGCCGAAGCGATGAGGACATTCCTCCCGCATAATGGGTGGACGCCGCGGGTGCATCAAATGCCGCTGTGGAATTATCTGCGCGCCGGCGGCAAGCGCGCAGTCGCGGTGTGGCACAGACGCGCAGGAAAAGATGAAGTGACGATGCATCATGCGTGCATCGCTGCGATGGAAAGGCCTGCCAACTATGGCCATGTGCTTCCAGAATTTCTGCAAGGACGCCGCAGTATATGGAGTGCAGTCAATCCACACTCCGGCAAGCGGCGCATCGACGAGGCGTTCCCGCACGAGCTGCGCGAGTCGACCAACGACACCACGATGTCGATCAAATTCATCAACGGCTCGACCTGGGCCGTGCTCGGCTCGGATACTTACGACACCTCGATTATCGGCTCGAGCTATGCGGGATTAGTCTTTAGCGAATACGCGCTCTCTAATCCTAGTGTGTGGGCTTATACCCGGCCGATGCTCGAGGAGAATAATGGTTGGGCAATATTTATAACCACACCGCGTGGTCGTAATCATGCCCACGATATGTTTAATTACGCTCTTAAAACACCTGATTGGTTTTGCGAGCTATTAACCGTCAAGGACACCGACACACTCAGTGACGAAACGCTGGCCGAGACGCTTGACGAGATGCAGCAGCTCTACGGTGTCGATCAAGGAACTGCGTCTTATCGCCAGGAGCTGTTCTGTGACTGGCAAGCGAGCGTGCTCGGCAGCTTCTACGCGCTCGAGATGGCGCAGGTGCGCGATGAGGAGCGCATCAAGGAGATCGAGCCGCTGCCCGGCGCGCTCGTGCACCGGGCCTGGGACGTGGGCATTGGCGACGACACCAGCGTGTGGAAATGGTCGGTCGTCGGCTCCCAGCTGTTCGTCTACTCGCACCGCGCAACTAGCGGCGTCTCGGTCGAGTGGTGGCGCGACGAACTCGCCAAGGAGGACGCCGAGCACGGCTGGACCGCGGGCACCGACTGGGTGCCGCACGACGCCGGCCACCGCGAGTTCGGCACC